TAGTTTTTTTCATCTAAAAAGGGATTTCTTCGCTGTCTAAAGGATCAACCTCTACTGGCTTTGGTTCAGCTATATCTTCTTTTGGGAGAATAGATTCGCCTTGCTCTGCGACTGAAAAGCCCTTGCCAAAATCACGCTTTAATTCGCTATAGCCCTTATCATTGGTTTCTACCATGCCATAAAATCTAATACCTTTAAGTTCTTCGGTATTTTTCAAAGACTTCAACTGACAAGCTGATGCCAAAGCTGCTAAATCAACTTTTGAATATTGAACAGAGTCAGGAGAGTTTGGATTAGCCATAGTAAATAAAGAACTTACCAACTGACCTTCGTGTTTAGGCCCTTGAATTTGAAAAAACATTTTCAATCCAACCCAACCTCTATCGTTTCTCATTTCTTCCTCTGAAACGTATTGCATCAAGTATTTTCCTGGCGCAATCGCTTTATCTTCTTGGCTTATTTCTAAGCCACCATACTCATCAAGATTCATTTTTTACCTCTTTATTATTTTTAGTTAAACAAACTGTGCATAAGAACAAGCCATTAGCTTTGTAAACAGCTTCTAACTCACACTCATCACAATAAATTATCTCATCATCCATTACTTTTTCATCTCCTGTCTAATGACATCCCAATCTAAGGGAAGTTGATCTGGTAATCCATAACGATTTTTTGCTTGGCAAAATATTTGTTCATTACACCAAACAATTCTTTCCTCTGCTGATTGTTTGACTTTGGTTTCGGTTTTTCCATTTTGTTTTACAATCACAGTTCCTTTTTTCATTTGTGCAAAAAACAAACAATCCAACCATTGAGTAATCTCTGGTCTAGCTTTTTTATGCACATCTAAAACATATCTTCGATATGGCATTTCTACAGAAGGATCATCTACTGTTTCAGTATGTACATGACCAATTAGCATGATTGCTATGCCTTTTTCTCTTAATAATTCTAATTTTTTAAGATACTCCAACCAAATATCAACTGCATTATCGTAACCAGCATACCAATTAGCTTTCATGTCTTTTACGTTGTATCTACTCATTACTTCTTGCCAAACAAACAATTCAAATTTAGATAATGAATCCAACACATAAGTTTTATATTCGTGTTCGTTATCAACAAGCCAATCTATATTTTTTATAACATCATTGTAAGATTTGGACTCAGAAAAAGCGTGAGGATCTTTGCCATCGACAGTTTTAACTTTTCCCATACCATCTTCTAAGTCTTCAAAGATAGGAGCAGTCAGTTTAGCTGCGTGATAAGTTTTTCCCAATCCCATCTCCGCAAAGAGAGCCATTTTGGGAGCTTTCTGTATAGTTTTCTTTCTTATATTAACTAGACTCATCTTTTATCTCCTTCGTTTCGATGATTGTTGCTTCTTCAACACCACTCTCTAAAGATTGTTTTAAATCATTAATCAATCTTGCTTTGTGATCGTTAAGAACATACAGTTTATTATTTAACTCTTGAATCTGTGGTTCTAAAAATTTCACAGTATTTAAGAGTTCCATTTGCTCCTTGCTTAAATCAGCTTCAAGATAATCCTTGCCGTCTAACGTAAGCGTAGGACTTTGTACTTCTTCAGTCATTTTTTACCTCTGTATTTTTTTTATATTCATCACATATTGATTTTGCAGGACAAAAGCGACAGCCTTCGACACTATATGCAAATACTGGAGATTCTGAATCTGCTTCATCCAAAGCAGGTTTCAGAACATCAAACCCCCAATTCGTTAAATCCTCAACACTACAAGTCCAACTTCTTATAGGCTCTTTGGCTCTCGGTTGCACTATAGTCATCATCACGTTCATCTTTGGATCTTCTATATTAAATTCTGCTAAAGCTCCCAAAGCGTATGTTGATAGTTGTGGATTGTAATTCTCTGGACTCACAGGCCATTTGCCTGTCTTTAAATCTATAACTTCTATGATGTCTTTACCCACCAGGATGATGTCAGCAGTACCATACAAGTCTTTGTTTATCTCTGTTACATAAACTTTACGCTCAATGTATTTTTCTGCTTCTAATTCGTTTTGTCTTTTATTAACATAATCTGTATAAAACCTTGCCCAATCACAATGCTCTTGCTCAATGTTGATTTCCACATCTTCAACCATCATAGTTTTGCCAAGCCAATAATCTTCTACTTTCAGATTATCAATACGATCTTTTAAGATTGTTTCAGATATTTCGTGTACCGCAGTACCAAGAAAAGCAGCAAAGTTAGCTTTAGGTTCTTCAACATCTTGAGCTAAAGAACTCCAACCAGTACAGCCACCTAAATCTCTATATAAACTAGAAGGCGGATGCTTTGAGTGTTGCGCCATTAATATTGCCTGTTCAGTAGTCTTGTTATTCTCTATCGATGAAGTTCTCACTTTCTATTTTCTCCACATCTTTCATATCGTATAAGACCTTCCCAGATATTTTATAGTACGGACATCCCTTTCCTGCAAGTCTTTGATTTGCCAGCGTTCTACTTGATCTTTTCCAACGCTTTGCCAATTCTTTAGCCGTAATAAATTTCTTATCGTCATTCATAGTTTTTTCTTGTTTGTTAAATTTTCCTTCCAAGTGATATAATTAGAACATAAATTAAATGAAAGAGCAAAGAATGTGTTTTCGTGACCAACTAAAGATGGATGGTTTGTCCACTTCATTAGAGGACTCTCCATGTATTTCTGTTTGCTCTACAACTTATGGACTTAAAGATTCTTGTATCTGTGGTCGCAATCTTAAACAAATTAGTTCCTGGAACTCTTACGATACTGTTACCAAGAAAAAAATTGTTATGGCTGCTATCAAAGACAAAGAATCTTTTCCTAGACAGAAACTTACTTTTTTGGCTGACGATCATAATATTTCGTTTGAAAAGGCTAAACAAATTTTCGTTATTGATAAGTTGTAGGTAAATCAATTCCTGAGAGAATTTCATCACCGATTTTCTCTATGTTTTCCTTACTCGTTTTATCTTCAATATGCTGATAGCGTTGCATTATGGCTAAAGATTTATGGCCCATAAGTTCTCCAGTCTGCAAAGTCTGAATATTTGCTGCATTGGTAGAAATTGTGCCAAAACTATGTCTTAAATCATGTAATCTAAGGTCTTTGCAGTTACAAGCTAATTTTACGCTGTTCCAGAGCCTTTTAGGATTTTTGATACCAAGTATCGTTTTTTTCTTTTTCTCGCCTTGTAGAGCCTGTATGACACTCCGACTTTGAGAATTTAACCAAATTTTTCTGGTTTTGCCATCTTTATCGGTTTTATGCTCTTTCAACTCAATATAATCGCCATGCCAGTCATACCAAGTAGCTTTAGCTAGTTCTGACTTCCTTGCGCCAGTAAATATTAAGAGCAAGATAAAACTAACTGAGTGTAATAAAGAGTTATCTTCGTCTAATCTTCTAAATAATTCTCTAAAGATATTGAGCTTTTCTTCTGGCGTGTAATGTCTAGTTCGTTTTACCTCTGCGTGCTTCTTGATTCTACTAGCTGGATTGGTTTCCAAGTATTCGTAATCAATCGCAATCTCAAAGACAGTCTTTAAAATAGTCAGACAACGATTGGCAGTATATTTAGATCTTAAACTAAGTTCGTCAAACCAAGACTTAACATCTCCTCTGCTGATTGTATCTATCGGTAAATGACCAAAGCCAGGCTTGATGTCTTTTTCGTACAAGCGCACGTACTCTTGAATGGTCTTTCTGTTATTAATTTCCAACTGTTGTTGGTATTTAGCAAAGACATAATCTGTCGTTGGTGTCTGCTTGTCATTCTTAGCCAAAGGATCAAAGCTAGTATCAAGCAACATCTTGGCTTGTAGTTCACTTGCAATCTTCCGTACTGTTTGTATTGGCATACCACCATGACCAATCTTCATGTTTCTGCGTTTGCCATTGAAAGTATATTTAAGATAGAAGCTGATTTGTTTCTGGCCTTTGCTATTAGTCCAGGCTACTTGTTTGATGCTTTGGTTAAGTTTGTCTGAGGTTATCTTTTTCATCTTCTTCTCCTTTATTTTTTTGTAGTTTATCTAAAATTTGATAACATCTTTTGATTCTTTCTTTAGCTTGATTTTTATAATGATCAGGCATAAGAACGCTTTGCAAATTTTTTTCAGACCTAATTTTAAGACCTTCAATCAATGTGCAAATGGTTTCAGATTCTTCTAGTGTCAAATCAATTTTCATCTTCTTCTCCTATACTAAATAAATCTCTAAGTTCCAAACGAACGCAAGGATAATGCCAAGCAGTAATAAAATTATTAGATCTTTAGGTTCTCTCATTGTTTTCTCCTTTTTTTGTTATTAGCTTCTCTAGTTGTTTCGTTCTCTGCACTAAACCAGCCTTCTACAATTTTTTCTTTGAGTTCTGCATCAGACATACCTGTATCGTTGTATAACAATTCAATATGTTGTGGTTTAACAATTAGAGTTGCGTACCTATGATATTTCTCGTCAGTAAATTTAAAATAATAACCAGCACCATAATAAATGTACTCGCCATTTTCGTTTGTCATAATCATTTTTTCTCCTTTTTTAAAAAAGGATTATATCATGCCTAAAGTGATAAAGCAAGTAGTTTAGTGATTATTAGTTAGATAATGACTTGATTGCGTTGAAAAGTGAATCTCGACTGTTGTTATCTTTCATGTCTTGATCTTGAATTATGTACGAAGCAACTTGCGTAGTATGTTTGACAGGCAGAAAAACAATCGTGTTATAAGGTTGTGCGTAGAGTGCGTAGATGTCTATTTGACCATCCTTGTAGGATCTTTCTTTGGTATGTGAGCCACGCCTTAAATCAAACTTCCAATAGTTATGGCCTTTGGTTTTTTTGGATTTGGTTTTGACTTGGCATTTATACAAAGTGTCATTTAATTCAAATATTATGTCAGCGTGTGAGCCATGAGGAAGAATAGAAACTGTGTCTGATACTAGCGAAAGGATGCTGGCTGTATAGTATTCTCCATGACGACCAATCCTTTCTGTGGCTCTGGACATTTTATTGTGTCATTGATTGTTCTACTACAGGTACTAATGGTTGTGCTGCTATTACGCTAACAGGTACGTCTGGAAGTTTAGGAATAAATTGTAAAAACTTCCTCATAAAAGTTTCTTTTTTATCCTTTCCGCCCTTAATAGCATCTCTTAACATACTTTTATTTATTGGCTGTGCTAAAAATTGATTAAATAGTCTTAAAAATCCTGCTCCAGCTAAAGAAGCAAAAAAACCACCGCCAGACAATGATAGTCCTGTTCCACCAATTATTGCGGTAGGCCCTAAATTGCTTGCAGCTCTTAAAGCAGCAGATCTAACTATAAATGTATTTACATCAGGAACAGCTTCAGGAAATTCTTTTAACACGCTCATAAATTTATATAAATCATCAAGCTCAACGGCTTTCATTTCTAATCTGCCTGTTACTGGATTTCTAACTGCTGATTTATAATTTTTAAGAAGATTTTTAGTAGCTTGATAATTTTTGCTTTTAATATTATCAAAACCTAATTCTTTAAATAAACCATTAAAATCTCTTTTTTCTCCTCTATAATATTTTGTAAATACATCGTCTAAATAGTTGGCTGCTAAAATATTCATTTGCCTATTACCAACTAATGTCCTTAGCTCATTTACCGCTCCTGGTGATTTAGCATCACTAAAAGTTTTTTTGTATAAATCTTCTATTCTAGTAGAAGGTGGCCTACCAAAACCAGGTCTTAAAGCTCCTCTTGTTAATGCTTTTTGAAATTCTTTACCTGTCTTACCTTCAACCAATGTCATGTATTCTTTAAATAGTCTATCTCCTGCTGTGTAAAGTCTGCCATGAATTGTTTGAGGATCTCTAAGTTGTTGTTTCATTTGTTTTCGCATAGCTGTTACAGCTTTAAAAGCAGCATTGTTTGGAGCTTGTGATTTTGCAGGATCGTATTTTTTAGATAAATCTCCTAACCTTTCATCAAGAGCTTTAATATCATCAAAATTTAAATTTGGTTTTACTATGTCTGCTCCTTTTCTTTTTGAAGCTCCAATCAAAGCATCTTGTCCATATAAATTTATATCCAACATTAAATCTTCTACATCTTTTGGAATTTTTGCAAACTTACTTTCTCGTCTTTCTCTTAATGCAGCAGCTCTTACAGGTGCTATATTAAAAAAGTCGCCTTGTTTTTTTGCTTGTTGCTCTGCTCTTTTATAGACAGATTTATATGAACTACGCCAATCTTTAAAAGATTCCATTCCAACATCTTTAATTATTTTTGATCTTTCAACCTCTGTTAAAGGTTGTATTTTTGCTGTTGGAGCTATTCTTGTGTCTAAAGCTTTATCAACCGCTTGAAAAGTTTCTAATAATTGTTTTTGTCCTGGCCCACCAACTATAGGCATACGACTTACTGCTGTGTACATACCTCTGGTGAAAGGCGAAGAACTTGCTTGTCCTAAAGACAAAGGAACTCCTTCTTCTGCTAATGTTTTAGCATTTTCTAATGCTTCATCTGAAAGACCTAAAGCTCGTTCTGCTAAGTTAACTCTAGCTTCTCCATCTGGGCCTGTTCTTTTTAAAGATTCTTTTGCAGATTTGTATTTATCTACAGTTTTTGTAACAAGTGGTTTTAATGCTTTACCAGCTACAGGAGCTGCTAAAGTTAAAGCAGCATCAATAGTTCCTGTTGTAACAGCATCTTTTACTCTTTCTTCTGTTGAAGGAGAAGGCATATCTGGCGCAATTAAATCGCCAAGAAAATCTACAGCTACAGATGTAGCTCCAGATAAAGTTCCTGCGCCTGCTGCTGCACCTACAGGGCCACCGAGAATAAAACCACCAACAGCTCCTGCTGTTCCACCTATTATTTCTAAAGTATTTTCAGCCCATTTTGGTATTCTTCCAGGATAATCGTTTTCATCAACAAGTCCTAATTGAATACCAGCATTTCTAGTTTTAGCATAATAAGTTTTTGCATCAATTTTGCCTGCTTTTAATAATCTGCTGCCATCAAGTTTTAATTGATTAAAAATAGCTCTATTAGTTTCTTCGCTTTCAGCTTTTTTTAAAATTTCTTGTACCATTTTTTATTTAGGTATTTGTGAAATAATCATCAAAGCTACCAGGTTGTGATGTTTCTGGCACTTGTTGTGATGGCTCAAGAGTTGTTCTTCTTTTTGGCAAACTAGATAAACCAATTGTTATGTCATTTATTAATTGCATTGATTGTTTGTATTCATTCTGTAATTTTTGTAATTCTACCCCTTTAAATAAACCAGATTTTATATTTGATTCTAATTCTTCAGCTCCTTGTTTTAAAACTCTTTGTATTTCTCTGTATTGATTTGCTGCTTCAGACTCACTTGTAAATCCAGAAGTCGGCAATAATTGATCTACTCTTTGGCTTATATAAACACTTGGTCTGCCAGAATACTCGCTTACAAATCTTTCTCTTAATCTTTCATTTAAAACATTTTTTGCTCTAGTCGCTTCGCTTGTTTCTGGCGCAAGAGTTCCAACAAAAGGGCCAAGAGCAACATTTATACCTTGTTGTAAGTAGTCAGCACCGCCAAAGGCTTCTTCTAAATTTTCTAATCCTTCTGATGGAATAGCACTTTCTGTAGCTTCTTGTTGTAGTTGTTCTATAGATTTGTCTGTTCTTTGTTGTGATGTAAATTCTGCAATATCACTCAAAGGAACTCCAGCTAAGTAAAAAGAATATTGTTCTGGAGTTAAATATTGTTGTAAAGTTTGTTGTGTTTGAATTTGTTGTTGTCTTTGCCTTTCCTTTTCTTGTTGTTGTCTTAAAATTCGTCCTCTTTGTAAAGCACGACCAGCAACATCTCTACCAGCAAACGCATCACTTAAAGCAGCTAACATATACCCAATTCTTTGATTTCTATCAGATATAGGTTGTTGCGCAGTCTGCGATTGCATGTTGTTTGACATACCAAATACATTGTTTGCAATATTTGGTTGTTGTTGAGTTGTATTTAACAAACCAATATTAGGATCGTTTAAAACAGGCATAACATTTGATGGTGTAGAATTAGTTTGTGATGCGCCAGTTAATGGTAGCAAACTATTTACTCTTGCTTCTGCTTGATTAATATAACTTGTACCACCACCTAAAAAACCTCTGTCGCCTACTTGTTGTTGCCTTAAAAGATTATCTTTAGCTTGGTCTAAAAGTTTTTGCTGAAAATCATCAGCAACTATATTTCTATTATTATTTTTACTTACAGCCATGATTAAGCATAACCCCCATACATTCCAGCACCGCCTGTAGTATTAATAGCCATCATGTCACTACCTACTTTCCCGCAGGGCCACCAACTAACCCACCTGAAAAAGCTGCCGCAGTTAAGCCTGCACCAGCAGCTAAAATATCACCCAAGCCAGTTTCTTTCTGCACTCTTTGTCCAATAACCGCAGGAGATATTTGCCCTGAAGCTGCTTGTAAAAGTCCTAATTGATAAGCAGGGAAGTCAAGTTCTCTTTCAAACTCACCTCTTTGTGCTTGTATTCTGGCTTGTTCTAACGCTCGTTGTTGTCCACCAATACCAGATAATAAGCCAAGCGTACGATATTGTTCGCCTAACTCACTACCTAATAAACCAGCTTGTTGTTCTCTGGCTCTTAGTTCTAAATTTGCCTGATTGATTGCTGCTTGTTGTCTACGAGCTGCATCTCTTTCAGCCATACCTAACGCTTGACCAAAACCTGCCGAACGTAAGCCAGCGATTGTTTGTGCTGCTTCTTCAGCAAATGGTCTAGTTGCTTCTGATTCTATAAGTGCAGAACGACTACCACCAAACGCACCAGCTCTTATTGCTCTGTCTTGCGCTCTTTGTTGTTGCATATCTTGTCGTCTTTGAATATCTGCTAATGCAGGCTCTAAGACTTGTTCTGTAAAAGGATTTTGATAGCGAGCTATGTCAGTATCAAGTAAAGATGCAGCTTGCACAGTAGGTGTACCTTGTCTTGCCAAAGCAGCTAAGTTACTTCTAGGATCAAGATCCATAGCTTGACCAAATAATCCTCTAGTTGCTTGCATAGCTTGCATTTGGTCTGGTGTAAAACCAGCAACCATTTCGCCTGTGTATGGCTGAAAAGGTATATCAGCAGCTTCTAATCCTCGCCTAGATGCTTCTGTATAAAGATCTTTTAGATAATCAGGTACTTCTGCTGTTTGTGTTGTTGCGCCTTTACTCATAATTCTTTTCTAATCATATACTCTCGTTCAAAGCCGAGATGTTCAATTTTACGAAGCCAACCTTTACGACCACCACCATATAATCTTTTTATACCAATGGCTTTAGCAAAAGTTTCAATAGAAGCTAAGATTGCTTCTAGTTCTTCGTATTTGCCACCACAAAATAATAAATTCATTACTTTGTGCTGTGGATAAGTAACAATCTCAGTTATAAAGGCTGATTCCTTACCTGGCCACAGATGGAAAAATCCATGCCTTATTTTATCTTCTATGTCGTCTATTGTATAGGAATCTTGATGTTTTAGAGCAGGCTCAATAAATTGCTTGCAATAATCCCATTGTAGTTCCCAATCTTCTTTTTTAATCACCCTTTGCATATTCAACTAAACTGGTTATTGCCATAATTCTATTAGCATCGTTAGCAGTTAATTTAATTATTTCACCTGCTTGTAAAACTAAATCTCTACTTAATAATTCAGCAGTTGTATTGCCTGCGACAGTAAAATCGTCATAAATATTAAAAACATTAGAACTAGCATCAGTCAAAGTAACACTTAAAGTAGTTGATGCAGCATTGTTGTTATTAACTAAAATAGACTCAATAACTGCAAAATCAAAATCTGAACCAGATGGTGCAGTAAATAAAGTAGTTGCATTGGTAGTAGTCAAACTTACTTTGGCATTAGTTACTCTTTGTATATATTGGCTTTTACTAGCAGGATCTATCATCTACGACCTCTAGGTTGCACATCCAATCTAATTTTGCCAACTTGAAAGTCTTGCGTAACATCGCCTTCTATTTTCATCTGCACTTGTCTAGCAGAAAATCTAGCATCGGTATAACCATCAGCATTAAAAGAAAAACTACCAAAGTCTGTTTCTGCACCTAATGGTGTAAAACGACCAGTAAAACTTAAAGTTATTGCTGGTAAAGTTGTAGTTTCTTCATCAGGTAAGATTTGATTTACTTGTGCAACACGATCCCCATTACCTATTTCCAATGGGCCTGTAAGACAAAAAGGCTTTCTTGTGCCTAATCCTGGTGAATTAAACAAAGCTCTTTTATCGTGTTCATAAACAAAGCCACTAGAATCACAAGCAATCGGATTGTTAAAGACACCTTGATCTATCCAACAACCTCTATCTAATGAACCGATAGACCAAACATTATCCAAATAGTTCCAAATAATATATTTGTTTGGCGTTAGTTGATCTACATCTCCTACTGGGAAAAACCACCAGATTTCGTTGTAGTCAATGTTGTGTGCGCCAAAGGTAGCTTGTTGAGTGTTTTGTTGTAAGTTGTCAAAGATAAAATCATGGACATCTGATTTAAGTTCTCTAACTCTACCATCGTAAGTAAAGAAAGAGTTTTCACTTATCCAAGATAAAAAGCCACCAGAAGATGTAATTGATCTTGGACTGATTGCTTTACAATTTACCCCAGCATCTTGTATGCCATAAACAAATGGACTACCTGTGTAGTACAGCTTGTTTATACCAACATCGGTAAAAATAATAATATCGTTACCAAACTTGACTGCGTAATTTGCTTGACCACCTGTGGCTATTTGTAAATCACCAGCAGTATTTCTAGCAGAAGATGTCCAAGTAGTATTATCTTCTCTATCAGACCAAGCTATTTTACGAGGATCGCCACCAGAACCTATAGCTATCAAATGTCTTTCATTACTCACAATAACTGCTTGACACCCAGTTGGTGCATTAGTTACTGCGGTAGCTATCGTATCTGGACTGCCACTACCAGCATCAGGTCGCCATTGATATATCTTGCCATCGCCTGCAAAACAAAATATTAAGTGTTCACCCCAGTTGGCAAACGAAAAACTTTTAGTGTCAAAGTTTATTCCAGAGGTGCTTCTAGCATCTCCCCAATCTTCTACGCCATAATGAAAAGCACCATAACCAGTTGAAGTAATAACATCATCGCCAATAAAACCAGAGGGCGTAATGTCATACCAAACATTATTATATAAAACATTTATTCCAGCTCTAGTACCAATAGCTAAGACTTCTTCACCATCATTGGTTTTATAAGAATACATACCTATTGGAACTGCTGGTTGAATTACTCTTGATGCAGCCGAAGTTGCAGCAGATGTACCAGTACCAGATGTAGCGACAGTAAATGTCGTAGTTGAAGGAACAGTTGCTACTGTAAAAGTTGTATTGATTTGATTAGCAGTAATACCACCTGTAGCTGCAAAATCTTCTAAAACAACTGTATTGCCAACAACTAAATTATGCACAGCAGTTGTAGTTACAGTTATGTTCGCACTTGATGATGCAGTTGTGACTGTGCCACTTAGAAAAGTACCAACTGGATTTTGTCTAAAATATGTCCAACCGCCTAAAGGTTTTAGATAACCATTTTCAAAACGTACTAAATCGCCATCAACAAAACGACCTTTGTTGGCATAATCTGTGCCATTCTTTATTATTCCTGCTGGGGGTGTTATTTGTACTAACGCCATGACTTATCCTAAAGTTAAGCCGTTCTTTTCCACATATAAACGACTATGTAAGGTTGAATTGTACTTACTGTAATACTTGGGTTTGTAGTTGGATTTGCGGTATAGAAATCACTTGTATCTGGATCGCCAGAGAAATCACTTGCTGCACCAGAAGAATTAAAACTACCACTTGTAAAACTTGAAGAAAAATCTATACCAGAACTAGCACCAGATCTTGTGCCATCAAACCATTGATGCACATGATTAGGCAAAGTTGTTGAAGCAGTTTTACCACCACCTGTTTCTTCAACAGTATCAAAATCTGTATCAGAAGAATCTATACCTACAGGTACTTTACCAGCACCAAAAGCTACCCATGTACCAAAACCCAATAAAGTTCCAGGATTGGTACTTACCGCAGCATTTATATAAATTGATCCTACTGGATATATTTTTTCAAAAATATTTGTGCCATTAAGCTGATATTGTCCGCCTGTGGTATTAATGTGTGATGAAGCAGTTACAGTAGTTGCTGCAACTGTACTAGCAGAACTAGCACCAATCGCTGTGCCGTCTATTGCACCGCCATTAATATCTACAGTAGTTAAAGTGGAAGTGCCAGCACAAGTAATGCTGTTTAATGTTGCTAAACCAGAACTGCTAAGAGTAGTAAAAGCTCCTGTAGAAGCTGTGCTTGCACCAATAGTAGTATTGTCAATCGCACCACCTTCACAATCAATCGTACCATTTACATCTAAAGTGCCACCGACTGTAAGAGTTTTGCCAGAACCTACGTTAAGGCCTACTGACGTACCATCACCAGCAGAGTTAAAAATACCATCGACAGCATCAAGATCTGTATTGATTTTGCCACCCCAGGTATTAGTAGAAGCTCCTACCTCTGGTTTGGTTAAGTTTAAATTAGTAGTAAATGTATCTGCCATAATCAGAAATTATATATTATTTTAACCGCCTATAGTTTTTGTTTGCACTACAGGATTTAATAACTCATCAATTTGTGCATCAAGACCAGATTTCATATTGATAACTGCTTCTTTACCCATAGCTGCTTCAACCCAACCTTGTACGTCACTTGCAGTTAAATCTGCAAAAGCAGTAAAGTTTGATAAGTCAGAAGTATCTAAAGATTGTGCGCCATATACAGACGTAGAAACAGGTACATCATTACCTAAAAAGTCTTTTACAGTATGAGCATCATCTTCAGCATTTAATCGCCAATGGACATTAAAGACAGTATCAGCGTTGCCGTCTATTTCTTTAACATCTACAGTTTTGACATCCCATGTATAGTTAATTGCCATTTTTTACCTCGTTAATTTGTGTTTGTAAATCTTCTATTATAGCTTGTTGTTCTTGGATTGCTTTTATAGCCATCCACATAAATTGTTGCTCTTTAACGCCTTTTCTTTCTTCTCCGCCTATATTGGAATATTCATCTACAAGATGCGGTAGATTAGTTTCAACTTCTTGTGCAATTACACCTAATCTTTTATTAGCAGAATCATCATCTTCGTTGTAATGAAAAGATTTAATAAGTAAATTTTTTATATTTTCTAATTGATTATCAGCAGCAACAATATTTTTCTTTTCTCTTTCATCTGATAAATTAACATTATTACTTGAATAGTTTTTAATACCACCATTTGATACTAATTCAAATCTTGCTGCTGGCGCACCATCCTCACAATATATAAATGCTTTGCCTGTATCATTTGGTGATGCAGTATATTTAATTGATATGCCAAATGGCGTAGATTGTGAATTTCTAAAAGATTGAATCCAATTTGTACTTGATAATGATTCTGTAAAATGACTTGAGCTTACACCACCTACTGATGGATGCGTTGTAACACCTACTAATACACGACCAAAAGAATCAATTCTCATTCTTTCTGTTGCACCTGTGTTGAAAATTAGATTACCTGATGATTGAAAATTACGAACAACAAAATCATTTCCACTATTAAATAAAAATCCTACTGTATCGCTTCCATCAGATTTATTAATAACAAGAGCATCTCTTAAAGTAAGTTGATTGCGAAAAACAGCGTTTCCTGTGGACATATCAAGTTTTAAACAAGTTATTTCTGAACCACCATCATTACCTTTAAATAATATGTTTTTATCTTGCACAGGATTTTTAAACACAAAATCGCTAGATGAATTACTTAATTGCATAACATCTGTACCGCCAATTTTAATATCTATTTGATCGTCTGTATCTGCTGTTATAGATGTATCTGCATCAGCATCGAGAATAAGTTCTTGTCCATTTAAATCTAAAGTTCCTGGCGTTACTAAATTACCACTTAACTTAGCTGAAGTTACTGTGTCGTCAGCAAGGGTAGTTGCTAAAGCAACATTACCTGTGCCATCAAAAGAAACTGCACTAGCAGTAACATTACCAGTTAGAGAAAAGTTTCTGCCTGTAGCTAAAGCAGTTGCGGTTGCAGCATTACCAGAAGTATCTTGTGTGCCAGCAGTATTTACACCAGGTAAATTAATATTTGCTGTACCATCAAAAGATACACCACCAATAGTTCTAGCAGTTTGTAAAGCTGTAGCGGTAGCTGCGTTTCCTGTAGTGCTTTGATTTAAAGTACCAACAGTTGCAGTTAAAGTAGCACTAGCCAAATTGGTTAAAGTAGCATTTCCAGAAAGATCACCGCCTAATGTTATGACTGGTGATTTGTTAATTACAACAGCAGATGCTATATCTCCACCATCAATATTTAATGAAACTGGCGTTCCTGTTGCACTAAATATTGCATCAATCGTATCTAAATCAGAGTTTATTGATACACCCCAAGTATCTTCAGCACCTCCTATTTCTGGTTTAGTAAGATTTAAGTTGGTTGTTGTTGTGTCTGCCATATTATGCTACTTCTTGTTCGTCTAAATCTGTCCAGGTAGTTGTCGGATTTGTTTGGTTTGTCCAAGTGTCACTTGCCACAGTTTGTTCTGTCCAAGTATCTGCTGCAACTATTTGGTCTGTCCATTTTAACCCACCAATAGAACTAAAACTAGATATTGCTGCAAGCGTAGCAGTACCATGATCTATTTGTGTACCTATAGAAGTAAAGCCAGAAGTTGCTGCAATAGTTTGTGAAGCAGCAATAACTAGACTTCCAGTAGAACTAAACGCAGAAACACTAGTAATCGTTACACTACCAACATCAATTTGTGTACCTACAGAACTGAAACCAGATGTAGCTTGAATCGTTGCTGTACCTAAATCTATCTGTGTACCTACAGAACTAAAACCACTTGTACCTGCAATAGTACCTGCACCAAGTTTGATGATAACGCCAGATGCACTAACACCGCTAACGCCAGCTATTGTGGCTTCAGCTTGGTGTGCTAAGTCGTTATATTTGGATCTACTGTAGTAACCCTGATTATAGCCGATACTGGCCATGATGTTACGCCAGCGTTATATCAAGATCTCCAGCATTGAATCTAAAAACATCCCCGCTACTTACGACTTTTGAGGAATCTAAAGTAGAGTAAGCTAATAAATTACCGCCTGAAGAAGCATCTAAAACACCAACAGCAACCACAGTTCCATAATCGGCTGTAGCTGTAGGATATTCAATAGCTGCTGTGTTACTTGCAGTTGTAGGGTTTGTACCAGAAACAGTAAATGCTCCTGTTTGTCTAGCGTAAGCTCCGCCAGAGACTTCTGTACCACCACCAGTATCAGATGGTGCTACTGTATATAAAGCCACGTATAAAGTAGATGGTGCTGTAAAAGCGTTACCACCAAATACATGATCTAAAACTTTATCTTCTAAATAATCACTAAATCCTGACATATCTTACCTCAACTCTTAAAATGATAAGTTGTTTTGTGTGCTTTGCCATAAGTTCTTCTTCTTGGTATTAAAGATCCTTTGCCAAATTCAGCACGTTCTTGTTCCATTCTCATTTCCTCTAGTGCTTTTTCAAACAACTGAGAAAACATATTTACACGTTCATCTTCCATTAAGTAGATTGAAGCGTGTTTTAGACAGCCATATAAATAAACGTCTGGGTGTCCAGTCGATACAAAGTTGGTAGTGTTTGTGCTACTCAACGCTGCTATCGAAGCATAATAAGTTAATTGTAATGTATAACTTGTGTCAGGTGTAGGTGCTAACTCTAAACTTTTATCAACAATAGAGAAAAATACTGGTTGTCCAGAAGTATTGTCGTTAGCTTTTCTATAAACATCTAAAGATTCTATAGATTGTTGTAGCAAAGGCGTGAAATCACCAGAGCTTATTTCTACGTTTATAGCTTCTAACCAGTCAGTAGGTAAAGATAAATATTGACCATCAGCAGTAGCAGTTGCTCTAACCACCATATCTTTAGTTCTTAATCTTCTGTTGAGTTCACCTTCGGTAGCATCAATAAAAAAATCTAATTTAGAAGTTAAATCACTTCTATTTAAAAAATCTGCTATCTGTGTTTTTAATTCATCGTAAGTCATACTTTACCTTGCCAAGTTCTAAAAAGTTTATTGTTAGGATCGTTCAACCATTTTTTCCATTTGGCTTTATCGTTCGCCCAACCTTCTCGTATAGCTTTTTGATATATTACCATAGGTACTTCCGCAACATGACGTAATTCTTTACCTGGTTTTAATTCTTGTAAATCTTTAACGTGCTTCAAAATTGGCGCTACGTTTTGTTTGGTGTGATAAACAAACTTATCATCTTCTGTAGCAAACTCGCTAACAAAGTTTGTTCTAGTGTCTATTACTGTTCTTCTTGCCATCTTAAAAAAGAGGGGTGATTACTCACCCCCCTTAATTAAACTTATGATGTTGATAAGTCGTACACAGCTCCATGAGCAGCTTCGTTGCTCACTTCTAAACCAAATTCAACTACTATCATTTTAGTTTCAGCATCACCAATAGTTGAGATGTCAATAGTTTCAAAATCTCTAAGATAAGAAACTTTTGCGTACTCAGGATCTAATAGTAAGGCAGTTCTAGCTCTACTTCTGTTTGAAGGAACTACTTGTAGTTCTCCAAAATCACCAGAGTAGATAGATACAGATGCTTCAATAGTATTTGCATCTACAAACTGTCTAGCTGAACTTCTACCAGTAAAACCAGATACAACTGATTTCACATGAGGGCCAACAACTAGTAATGAAGGCTCACCACCATTAGTGAAACAAGACTGTTGGACAGTCTTAACAAGAGTTTCAGTTATAGCTCTTTGCGTTCCATTAGTAGTAGCTGCACCACTACCGCCATAAACACCATTAGTACCAATAGACTTGTTAGTAGTGATCCAAGTTTCTAAACCACCTGTTTGTCTAGCAGTAGTAGCATCACCAGTAGCTTTTGCATTGTTTTGAGTTAAGGCTTCTTCCATATCTCTTTTCAATGCTTTAGCCATGAGAGCTAATTGGTGCGCCATTTCACTTCTTTTACCAGCAGCATCAGAAGCGTTTTGTGAACCAGTAACAGTCGCATCTCTGCTTGAGATTTGACAGACGTTACTTACTCTAGTTGTAGCAGTCGAAGCTGCTCTTGAAAGTTCAAAACCTTCAAGTTTTCCAGTTGCACTTGCAGCAGGCAAAGATTCTACTTGCCAATCGAATTGCACGTTGCTTACGTTATTTCTGCCAATGGCACTCATTACAGGAGTTGCTGTTGGAGAGATGTTATAAATAACATCGCTTAATTCTTCTCTGTCAGCAGTCGCAGTATAAGTATCAAAGGCGTTTGTGACTTTAGCCATGTTTATATACTCCTTCTAGCTTTCGCTAGAAATTAAATTAATTGTTCAAATACTTTAGCTGCATCTTGGACTTTGCCAGATTTAGCTAATTTCTGTTTTGACTTTTTCAAAGGAGTTGTTTTCTTAACTTGATTGGCAGTACCAGGTCTAGCTACTCTGGCTGGTGCTTTTTGTGTTGGCTTCTTCTTTGTTGCTTTAATAGTTTTATCATGCAACCAAGAATTTCTTAAACCTAACAAAATGCGATAGTCATAAACTTGATCCATTTCTTGTGGCGTGAATCCTAAAACATTTATGGCGTAATCCCTAATCGCTATCTTTTCAGAATTAGCTTTTTCGGCATCTTTCCACTCAGGAACTTTTTCCAATAACTGCTGGTTGCCAAACTCAACAAATTCTTTAACTTGTTTCTGCTGTTCAGCAAGTTCCTCATCTTTGATTCTTTGCTGTTCAGCTTGAGCTGCTTCCAGACGTTTTTGTTTTTCGTTCCAAATGTCTTTTTCACGAACATAAGCAATAGGATCTTCGTCATATATAGCTTTCCAATCTGGTTCTTCACCTAACTCAGCTTTTAAATTAGCTTCAAGTTTCGGTAACAAATCCTTATAAATGTCATCCTTTTGCCTTAACTCTGCTTGTTGGCTTTCAATCTCTTTACGTTGATTAGCCAATTCTTGAGTCTTGCGTGTATAGTCTTGCTGACGACTGTAGCCGTTTTGGAGTTCTTCGAGTGTGACTTCTACTTCAACGCCATTTTGTTTAATGGTATAAAGTTGAGGTTGCTCGTCATCCAAAAGATCTACTTGATCTTCTTGTGACTCATCTTGATCTTCTTCAAGATATTCTTCTTCTGTTTCTTCGACTTCTTCGGCAGCTTCCGCTTCCATTTCTGGTTCTTCGGTAACTTCCTCGATTTCTTCTACAGATTCTTCGACAGCTTCAACAACTTCTTCTACTGGTGCTTCTTCTTCAGGAGTCAGTAAGTTAGAAAATGCTTTTTCTGCCTGTTCTAAATTATTTTGTAATGCAGTCGGTTTTTCCGTTGTTGCCATGTTTTTACCTCTTAGTGTAAATAATGTTTGAATTTTACTCTAAAAGACTAGGAAAGCTCAACAATTATTATCTTGTTATGCTTCTTATCTTGTCTAATTGAGTCTTAGTTATTCTACCTTTTTCAATAATAATCCTAAGATGTTTTTCTACTTCAGGCAAAATTCTGATTGCTTTGTGTAAATCTTCTCTAAAACTACTATCGGCTTCAGAGGAGTTTTCCCACTTTTGCATATATTCTTCTTTGAGGTTAGCAACAGCTTTTTTAAATACATCGCTATTTAAAATAACTTCTGCTTCGTTGGCTTCTAATACTTCTTTTTGTGAGGGCATAATTTAAGCGATGGCTTGGTAAATAACTTCTTGGAGTAGAAATCCTGTAACGCCTAAAAATATTGTTAGGACAAATATCAGGGTGTTTCTAATCGTTCTATTAACTGAGGTAATGGCGTTTTCAATAGCATCCAAACGTCTATAGTTTTCTTTCCAGCGTTGTTCGCAAGCAGCTTCGTGCGAGCTTAAACGCTTATCTACTTCTGTGACTGTTGCTCTTGCCATTAATAACTCCATACAGTAGGTCTTGGTCTTTCTTCCGAATGATCTGCAATATCCAAGTGAATAAACCTACTACTGCCTTTTTGATTAACACCAATACCTGTAAAACCATATTCTTGTGCATGGGTAATAATTTTATATGCTTCTGTACCACGACACAATATATCGACTGCAAGGCCTGTAGTATGCGTACCAGGCTTAGATTTTTTTGCTTCAATAGGATGCTCTAAACAACGATAGCCAGAACTGACTACAAAAGAAAAATTTAAGAAAGTTCTAAGAGCTTGTAGTCTATTGAGTAATTCTTCTTTAATACCTTCCTTGCCACAATGCTGACAAGCAAATTCTTCTGGTTTAAAGTTTTTATATAATTCCCAGTTCATCTTCAAATAATACTTTTTCAGCCATATAGTATTCACCTACGACTATTAAATCTTTGTTCATTTGTTTTGCTTTGCGCTCGGCTTCGGCAAAGTCATTGGCATAAACCAATGGGCCTTCAAATATCCTAACGCTCTTATCGGATAAGACTGCTGGTATTTCTGTCATAAAAACCATATCAAGGTTTTAGTACGTCTTTAACATTTTCTTCTCGCATATTGTTACGAGCTACGCCATTAAACTTTTCAAATGAACGCAAACCACCAAGACCTAAAAGTGAAAGCGTTAAAGTCATAAGACCTTCTGTATTTAAAACTGGTGGTGTTACTGTTGATCCAGATATAGCTACTATCCAGTTCATCATAGGAGCTAAGAAGAATTGATAAAAAAGGGATAATGCGCAAATCCAAAGGATCGCAGGCCTACTTCCCGAAACAAAAATACTAGGATGTTTGGCTTGTTCTAAATTTATTTCTGTTTGTGCTTTTTGCAAATCAATCATTTGTGCTTTGATACTGGCTTCTAGTTCCATACGCTTAGTTTTATCAGGTATGGCTTTACCAATTAGATCGCTAATGGGTTTAAAAAATTTATCAATCATCGTCTTTACCTTCTAATATTTTTTGTAGTTTCATAGCTTTCTCATGTGCTGAGTCAGCGTGTAAATCTTTATCAACTATCTTTTCTAATTTTAAACTCTCTATCTTGGTATTGCTAATGTAACGCCAAGTATAACCATCTTTTGAATATACACCAAAGACAGTAGTACCCATGCCAATCTTGATTATCATGGCTTGTTCGCCATCGAGTAAGACTTTATCGCCCTCGTTGAATTGTGAGTTTAGTTTGAATTTAAGACCTTTGATAAAAGAAACAGAATAGTCTTTGAGAGCAAGTCCGCCTAAAACACTTGCTAATAATAGAGATGCTTCAACATAATATTGCTCAAAGTCCACTTGTCTTAACCATGAGTTTTTTGCACCTCAAACTCAGCAGTTAGACTAGCTCCTTTGTGTGGTTTGAATTTGCCCTCATGCTTCATCAATTTATAAGTCTTGCCAGACTTCATAAAGTGAAAGCCTTTAGGTGCTTTTATTTTTTTCTTCATTTCTTTTTAGTTTTCTTTTTAGCTTTTAATTTTTTAAAATCAGCACCAGTAATTTTATTACGAGGTTTAGCTACTCTAGCCAACTTCTTTTGTTTTGGAGAATATTTACTAAAAGGCATGATTACTTCCTTTTTTTAGTTTTAGGTTTAGTTTTAGTTTTCTTTTTTTTCTTGCCGTAGCCGTACATAGTTACCTCTTTTTTTTACGTTTTGGTCTAAGTAAATCTGAATCTGCTTTTCTAGCACCACCTTTGCCTGTAGCAAAAGATCGTACACGACCAGCAGCCCATTGATGCGCAGATACACCTGGTCGAGATCCTGACGAATAATATGCACCAAGACCTCGTTTATAAACTTTTGCTAAAGTGCCTTTGGAAATACCACTAGACTTAGCGTATTTATCTATAGTTGCTTGCTTACTTCCTGCCACTTTTGCTCCTTTGTTTAGATATTCTGTCCATCATAGCTGGGGTTAATTTACCTTGTCTGTATAGTTTAGCAGTTCTTTTTATTTCTTTCTCCCTTGCTTTAGGGTTCTTTGCACCAGCAACATACTTCTTAGGTACGCCACCTTTGGTCTTAGGTACTTTTGCGAATTTGCGTTTCATCTTTTTTTAGTTGATTGTGTTTTTTAAGTTGTTGTTGTTTTTTTATTTTTTTTAATTCTTCTTTAGTTAATTTTCTTTGATGTTGTTGTGGCTTTACCATTTTACTCTATTCGCCCAATAAGCTGCGGACATTTTACCTTTAGCAATATTTTTTGCGTGTCTAGCTTTAAAAGACTTAGCACGTTTTGTCATGGTTTTATCACCAGTTTTGCCTTGCTGACCAAACCTAATGGTTTTGATTTTATTGCCTTCTTTAGCAACCACCACATGCGATTTAGTTTTATGTCCTGGTGTTCTTTTCGGTTTGTTGTAACCAGATACACCAGCTCGTTTTAATCTAGGATCTTTCATTAGTGCAAAGTCGTTTCTTTAATTAAAAATATTTCTGTATCTTCTTCTATTTTATCCTTAAATAAAAATTTCATAAATGATTTTGCTTGTTCAAAACTACGAGCTTTGATGTCTGTGCCGATATAAACGTGTTCCCCAACTACACATTCCAAATGGTATAGCTTAATTGGAGATGTTGAAGTCATCGTTAAACAACCCCTGTGATTGAGTTTTCGCTATCTGTCGGATAGTTTCTCGGTCACGTTCCATCAACGCATTGATTTCTGCAATATCAATCTGTGTACCATACTTGCCAGCTAGTTCCGCAGCTTTCAATCTTATGTCGGCTTCGGCTTCATCACGCTGTCTATCATCATCCATAATAATTTTCATACGATCTGTTTCGGCATCAATGACAGCTTTTTGTGCTTGCACTTGTGCTTTTTGGATTTCCGCTTGTGCCAATAATTCCGCAGCATCAGGTTTTTGTTCCTGTGGTTGTGGTGGCATTGGCGGTACTTGAGTGTTTATAAAACTTTGCGCATCTTTGAAACCAGCTAACTCAATCATCTTGGTAAGCGTATTTGAATATTGTTGTAGATTAACCAAAGGATTGTTTGGGCCTAGCTGTTGTAAGATTTGTTCTTGCTTACCTGCTAAGTTATTTAAAACTGCCATACGTTCGTCATCGCTGTTTTTGGAGATTGCAACATTGACAGTAACGTCTTTATCAGAATCCCAGTAGCGAGGATCAACAGGTACGAATTGATTGTTTAGTCTAAACATATCTTGTCCTTCTTGGTGTTTGATAACCAAGTTATTAACTAAACTAAAGAGTTCTTTCATACCACCTTCAGCAAAATGACGACAAATCAATTCAACTCTGCCTTGCGCTCCAGACATGGTAGCCGATACCGCAGCCTTAGTTGTACTTTGTAACGCTTCGGCATTGAGTCCAGCACTTGCTTTAGAAACACCAGTACGATTTTCTTTGGCTTCGTCTAAGTAACCTAGAACTGGAAAGGCTTCTTTACCCACAAAAGGAACTGAGAAAGGTTGCACCATACCAGGCGCACGCATACGAATCGGTTGCCCAATATCGGTATTTAATACATCGTCAATATTGACTTGGCCTTCAACCACACCCATTCTTGGAAAGATTGCATGACCTAAAGAATCTAAAGTATCACGCATGATTTGTGATTTTGCTCTTTGAATTGGAATCACATAGTCTGCTGGACATGAACCAATCGCAGTATGTGGTTCTGGATCTGGCGAAAACATGACAATCGGTAAGTCATCCCATTGTTCAACATTAATAACATTAATGCCTTCGCCTGCGGTACAAACTCTAATTCTTTCGTCTATACCATCGCCATCTAAGTCGTAAAATAAATAATGTTCAACGTATAAAACATTCTTGTTGCCGTAGCCACCACGATCAGCATAAACATTGTCATCGTAAGGATTACGAGCTTCCGTTTCATCAAAGGTTTCTGCATCCAAGTTTGAACCTGAACCTGAGTATTGTTCCATTTCTTCTCGGTCATACCCCATAGCTACTAAGTCGCTTACAGTTTTAATCATACGATGGGCAACATAAGGCGCTTCATAAATATTTCTCGCATTACGAGAAATCAAAACTTCTTCTGGGGGTACTGATTCAATGCAAACTTGATTTTTTTTCTTGACTCGTCTAATTGTGACATCGTAACTGGCAGGGGTTTCTTGCGTAACTTCCTCACCAGTCGTAGGATCAAGCATCGTCATGGTTTGCATTTCAACTTTCTCTTTAACGATTTCCACATCGGCATCCATAACCAAAGCCATGTAGGCTTCTGGTGTTAAATTAGTATATTCATGGGTGGCAGCAGAAATGCTGTCATCCCAAAACGCTTTGACAAAGCCAGACTTTCTGACGAGTGCATCTTTGAACGCATCATAGAGAACTTTAAAACCAGGATTCTTTTCTTGAATAATATAATTTACATAACTGGTTTGTTGTTCAGCAAAAGGTATGTCCTCAACATTACGAGGTACAAATTCAACGACTTTCTTCGTGCCAAAAAACGTACGCATGATTGAGGGCAACATAAATAAAATAGAATCTCGAACGTCAGTAGAAATAAACTCCGACTGTAGGGAGCTATTTGCTTCTGGTTCGTTGCCTAAATAATATTCTGTGGCTTCTGCTCTCGACTCACCGATTTGGTCGATGTAGTCTTTGGCATCATCCATTTCGGATTTTAAGATGCTCTGTAATTCTTGCGTGTCGATTACTTCGTCTTGATTTTCTTCTTTAGCTTTATCGTTTTCCATAGCAATTTATTATATTTTATTTAATATCATTAATATATTGTTCATAACCTGCATCTAAATCTCCACCTTTTCTATTAACATAAAATTGAGCAATATCTTCATCACTATATCCATAGCTTTTTCCATACTCATAAGGAGATGATGCTTTTAATAAATTTTCAGCATCTTTTTTTGTTTGACCTGCTACAACATTTCCCATCTTATCATCTATTACATAAAAACCTTTATCTTTTAAAGATTTTGTAAATTTTCCTGTTTCATAATCCATAGCTAAATCATCATATTCGTTAATTTCAAAATTTTGAGCAGGCGATTTTTTTTCTAAAAGAGCTTTCAAACTTTCTTCTTGATTTCTTGCAATATTTATTTTTCCTTTATTTGCTAATTTTTTAAATTCTGACTTGGTAATTTGCGCACCTTTTTTAGCTAATAAACCACCACTAGGAATTAAATCCAACACAGCTAATTTTTGTCCTAAAACATCTTGTTCTCTTTTAGCTTTTTCTAAAGACAAACCAGGAACATAATCAGCAGCAAAATTAATAAGATTTTTTAAAGGATCTCCACCAGAAACTCTTAATGCTGTAGGACTTTGTTCTGCATAATCTAAAACCAAACTGCTTAAATTTTTTGGTTTCGCAGTAGGCGGTGCAATAGTTTGTTTTCTTTGAAAACTAGAAACATCTCCCATAGCAAAGGGATCAACACCCATTTTTTTTAATTCTTGAGGAGTAAAGTATTCTTTTAGTAATTTATTCTGCATCAGCCTATGCGTATAATTTTAGATTTTAAAGGTTGCCTAAAATTATACCCCATAAACGACATACTGCCACTAAAGGAAGCAGCCGAACTTGCCATTGTTAGTGAGAGCGCATCGGCTTTGTCTGGCGATTTTATTCCACGCTTACGCATTTCTTCTTTACTTTCGAGTTTTATTTTTCCAGATGAGGTATATTTGTAGATAGGCGCAGCTAATTCAGAAACAAGCTCATCATCATTAGGAAGTCTGCAATCACGCTGCGCCAACCAATCTTTTATTGCAAACCACAACTCGGCTCGCAGATTCAAATAATTTTTTTTCGTAGCTGGAGCTTCGGCAACATTGATCCCACGCACAGGCAAGTTCTGTTCGGCTAATCTATCGACTACCCCAGAGCCTAAACCGATAACATCAATCAAGATTTCTTGTGGGCGTTCTAAAGCGGTGCAATCATCGTATTTGTTTTTTATCGCACCACAAAGTTGCATCAAATCCATAGATTGAAAAGATTTTAATTCTAAGACTGTATTACCTTGACGTACGCAAAGGGCAGAATTATCGCCACCATAACGTGCAACGTCTAATCCCCAGATAATCGGTGCGCTTGCGGATAAAGCAACGTCACGATCTACGGCTGCTTTGATTAACTCCATAGGAATTACTGTGTCATCGTCAGCACGAGGGAATTCGCCCAGTACTTCCACTCGTGCGACTGTTGAATCTTCGCCATATTGTTCGAGCATTTGTTGAAATAGCTCTTTATCTGTGCCTTCGACCGAGCGTGAGTCGATTTGTTCTTGATTCCAATACGAGCGTTTGCTGTGAAAAGAGTCGTAAAATGGGCCAGTATTCCTTCTGGGGTTAGAAAACGTGAACCAATACCTATCGGCTGTCGGTTCTGAGAAAAATCCCTCAGAAACGCTGTAAATCGGTGCTGGAATACCTGATGCTTCATCCATAATTAGACAAACTCCGTAACTTGAGTGAATTCCAGCGAACGCATCTGGGTTTTCTTCACTCCAAAGCTGCGCTTGTGCGTAGTAATAGCCAGTATCTATCTTTAAATCACGAATTAAGGCTTCTTCAAACCATTGTGCAGGTCTGATAGTCGTAGCGGTTTTGTTAAACCAATGTGAATTTATGGCTAAAGTTAGCCATTTTCCTAATTCCGCCCATGTTCTTGAGCGTAATTGCTGTTCGGTGTTTGCGGTAA